CCGTAACTGTGGGCGTAGAGTACGGTCGGTTTCTTGCGGAAGTTTCTAGTGTCGATCCCGTCAATCCGCACGATGTCGCCCATGCGATCCTTGACTTCTTTTGAGATTTTGTGCCAGATCGTCCGCGTCTTTTCGTTTATCTCGCGGATTTCTATGTCTTCCGCTTCAAGCGCCTTTATGATTTTATCGGCCATGTTTCACCTCATACATTCCTTACTTCGGGATAATGAGAACAGAGGCAGTTGCAGACATTCCCCGCGCTGCCAGCCGGGTCGCCCGGATACTGCAATTTCTCGCCATCCACCTCGAACGCGTCATTGAGCGGGATTGGATCGTCCGAATATTTGCGATGCGCGTCCATGTGCGCCTGTCGGCTGTCCTCGACGAACGAGCAGAGCCAGCCCTTGAGCTCAACGTATTCCGTCTGCTTGTATCCCTCAAGGCCTCCCCAGTTCTCGATCTTCGCCGCCTCAGTCCTGGCGATGAGCCGGGCATGAGTCGCGGAGAACGCCTTCAGGTCTTCCCATAAATATTTAGTCAATTCCTCGACCGTCCATTTCTCGGCAATCCCCCGCTCAATCAATCCGGCTATTTTCTTGAGCGTCGTTTTGCCAATTTTCGTCCCTGAGCCGAGGACAAGGTCGATGAGCCTTGCCCGAATCTCCGGCGTGATCTGAAACTTGTCCTCTTCCTTCATGATCCGCTCTTCGGGCGGAATGTAGAGTTTGCCCTGGGCTATCTGCATCCCGGCGTCTCCGGCTTCCTTGAGCGCGGCCTGATAATGCGAATTAAATTTCACAGCGTATCCGGCGGCTTCATCGTCCACGTCGAACAGCCGTTCCGCACTGAGATCAGCAACGGCCCCGGCTTTCTTTGCCTGTTCCACGATGGTCTCAGCTTGATCTATGAGATAGGACTCAATGCGATCGACGAACATCCGTTCCTTGCGCGCGACCCGCTTGACAAAATCCTGCCAAAGCACTTTTTGCCGCACTTCAAGCTGCCAGAACGACGGCTCGCGCTTGATTTGGATATCCGCCGGCGGGAGTTTCTTCGTTTTCTTCGCCCCGCCATCAGTCCCCACGGGAATCATCGAGAGCGGCATGTAGTAGGTGTCTCCGCCTTTGTAACCTTCGCCGTTGAACATCTCCCGGATTATTTGATTCGGCGTCTTGATCCCGTTATTGATCAGCGTCGCGGCGATCCTAGACTTCCGCTCCTCATCCTCCTGGAGCGCCTTGATATCCGAGAAGTCGAAGTCGAACCAATAATCCTCGTTGAAATGCGGGGCGAGACAAAGCGTCAGCTTGTCGGCAATGATGTTGAGGATCGGGATCACGGCGTCTTCCCAGAATTTCTTCTGTTGGATTTCCATGTTCGAATAATTGGCATATTCCAGCAGCCCGACGATCGATGGCGGCACCCCGAGCGTCGCCAATATCTCCTCGCGGTTCATCTTGCGCATCTCGACATATTGAGCGTCCTTCGGGTTGATCGAGGTCTGCTGATGCTTGAGCCCGCCCCAGGTTACGTCAATCCTGCCGCGTTTCTTCGGCCCTTTGTGCCGCGTTTCCCAGTGCCGTATGAAACGATCGACCTGCTCTTGGGATAAATCTTTGTCCGTATTGAAGAGCCCGCCGTCCGGGCTCGCATCGCATTCCATGAAGCTCTTGTTGTAAGCGATGGCGTTGAACTCCAGGATGGCCGAATTCTTTGCCGCTTCCATCGGCCCCATGCCCCGGAAGTATGAATCGGGATTGACCATCTTGAAATGAATGATCTCCGAAGGATCAAGTTTCGTCTCTTTCCCCGTCGGCGTTTTGTGGATATAGCCGCTTATGAATTTCTTGGCGTCGGAGGTGATCTCGACTTCCTCCGGCTTTATCCACCACAACTCGGCCGGCGGATTTGCGTCCGAGATGGGCTGGTTTATCCCGGTCCCGACAAGGTTCCAGAAGGCGTTGCCTGGCACGAGCAGATTGATGACTGTGATCTGGATCAACTCGCGGTAGGAAAGGAACGGATTCGGCAGTTCGATGAGCCGGTTGATTTCTTCGCCCTTGATTTCTTCCTGCTCTATCTCCCCGGCCCGCTCTATCTCACGGTACACCTTGAGCGGCGGTTTCACGGCGGCGATCGCCACAGCCATAGCCCCGGCATACTCCCAGGGCAGAGCGCGGAAGGCGTCGATGAAATCTTGGTAGGTCGTAAGCTCAGACGACTCGACGTTCTTCGACCACGGCGTTGACTCGATCTCGGACGACATGAACCCCGCCGTTTTTTGTTTCGGCGCATAACCCATCTTATCCAGCCGCCGCTCCAGGAATCGGTCTATGATCTTCATGTCATTCTCCGCCGGACGCATAGCCGATTTCTCGACAACCCCGCATATGCGTGACGATCCCATATCGCGTCGCGCTCATAGCATGGTCCTTGTAGTCTATAGGGTCCGGCAATGGGTCCCCATTTTTATCGACTTTATAGCGATAGGATCTGACCTCGATTTTGATATTCTCTGAGCCCTCGATGATATGGATTTTGAGTGAGCGCAAGAAATCGATTCCGGCCCGCACGCTGTCCTCGCCCTTGATGGACGGCAGCACATTAAGCCCTTCCCGAAAGAGCTCCTCGATAGATTTTGGCTCGGCAGAGTCCCAATAGGATGGAGCCTGGGCGTTGAAACGGGGATCGAGTTTCGCCTTCCGCGCAAGGTCTTGGTTTGTGAGCCCGGTGCTGTAGATAATCTCCTCCAGCCAATACTCATTCGCCTTTCTGTAAATCTTGATGAGCGCAGCCGGATCAACGCTGTATCCGAAATCGCCGCCGAAGAAGATAGCGTCGGGATTCGTGGGGGGGGCCGATACGACATCCCAGTTGAAGATCCTGCCCTTTGCCAGTGCCCAAATCCCATAACGATAGATATCCCGGGCCGTCTTGTCCTGGATTCGGTCGAGCCGCTTTTTATACGTTTCCCTCATCTCTGCTATCGGATTATCCTCGATCGTTGAGACGTGGACCGCTGCATCCGGGTCTATATGGTCAAAAAATCGCCGCTTGAGCCAGGGTCCCGAAGCTTCATCCGGATTAAAAGTCATGATGATCTGGTGATATCCCGGCCCGGGCTCGCGGAGCCGGATATCGAGTTGAGTAAAATCAGGTTCGGAAAACTCCGTCGTTTCCTCAAGCCATAGCCCGGTCAGTCCGGCGATGGACTTGATTTTGTCTGGGTCGTCCAGGCCGTCGAAAAGAATTTCGTTTGTCTTGCCGTTCGGAGAACGGAAGGTAATCGTCCTTTCCGTTTTCTGCTGCTCATATTCAATTTTATTGCTTCTCAAAAGTCGGATCATGACTTCGACGACGGACTCACGGCATCGGCTTCGCACTTTCCTGAGTACGAGGAAGCGATGTCCGCCCTCAGTCATGCAGCGATAGAAAAGCTTCCTGGCCGCAAACTCCGACTTGCCCGATCCCGCGCCGCCGCACAGCACAAGGTAACGATGATCATCTTGGAGCAGCGGATAGAACGTATTCGACAGTACGATTTCCATTATTTCTTGTCCCCGTTCCCGCCATTGCCCTTATCGCCATCCTTGACGAACACGACCCTGACGATGAGCGGACTGGTTTTTATTTCACCGGAGTGCTCATGCTCCTGCGGTAACTGTTTCTGGGCCATCTCGATGATTGCCTTATAGAAAATTGCCATATTGCGCGGAGACTGTTTAATAAACTTGCGTAAGCCTTTTACCCCTCCCTCTTCGTCATAAAGAATTCTCATATCACGAAGAAAAGGATACTCTTTATTTTTCAATCCCTTAGGTCGGCCGGGTCCGGGAATCGGCAAGCGGCTTGCCAATGATTTTTGCTTTTCCTTGCTTTTTTTAAGCATCTTCAACCGTCACCCTAACTTCTCGATCGGCATGAAAAAGCTTGTCCAATTTTCCCAGCCTACCCTTCTCATCGCGAAACCCGACCGTCAGCTTTCCGACCTTGTCTCCACTGTCCTCAATTCGTGCCTCAAGTTTTTGAATCAATGCCAAGAATTGAATCTTCATCTGTTCTTCCCGTTTATCGTGTTGATGATTTGATTATGTTC